AATGTGAATCTCTACTTATATTTATAATAGCACAAAACTCCAATTTGTCAACCTACCATTTATCTTGGTCGACACCACGAGTATTAAAATTACCCTTTGTTCTACTTTCCCTATAATCAAAAGGAACTGATACTGCAAATGGGTCTGATAATCCAGTCCCCACCCATTCTCCAGTGTTGTAGATTGTAGAAGGATTTACATGGTCTAGATACTTGTCTACCCACATATCATTTTTCTCACACCACTCTTCTATCTCTTCATATGTTCCATATACAACTGTTCCCATTTTATAAGAACTACCATCTGCATGTAATACTTTTGCTATTTCTTGATGACTAATACAGTTACTAGTTTCTTTTAACTTATCTTCTAACTCTAGTTCTAATTGTTTATCTGTCATAACATTGCTCCTGTCCACTGATGAACTGCAACAAATATTAAAGTTAGTACAAAGAGTGTTAATATCATATCTGGTAATGGATTACGCATTAGTCTTGTCCATCAATTGCTTTCATTCTAGCAGGAACAACAACCACATAATTACAAGTTTCACAACACCTACCATCTACAACGGGCCAAGCATTATGACTATCAATTTCTTTAATAGGCTCATAACAAAGACAGCAACCTATAGTATCTCCTTTGAGTCTACCTATTGCCGCTTTGGCTTCTTTAATTGTAAAATCAGATGGAAAACTCATTTTCCTATATCCTTTATGTTGTTTTTACCTATAACTTGATAAGCACCTTTGTTGTAAGCAGGTGCAATAGTGTATCCTGAACTGATTGCTTTTTTTTCTTCTTGCCATTTCATATCTACTGCACCAGAAGATCCTGCCATTGTAATAGGCATACTAGGATACTTTTTCTGATGTGCATCCATATCTCTAACTCTCGTTAGGTCTGGCTTTGCTTTTTTAAATGCTTCTCTACTTCTAGGATCAATCTTAGGCGATATACCATGGCAATAATCTACATACTCTTCAAACGTCCACTTAGGTATACCCATACGTTTATGTTCTTTATTTTTAAGTCGTAAGCCATTTTCCCACTTGGCAATATTAGCCTTAGTCATCTTAGGCTTGTACTTTTTATTTCTTATGGTCGTTAAACCTTGAGCTAGATGCATTGTCATAATTTATATTTTACCGGATATTGTGGCATTTGTCAAGAACTTTTGGAAAAAAAATGCCCGACCTAAGCCGGGCATAATATATTGGATTGTTCTTATCGAATGTCTGATTGAATTTGTTTACCATTTGCTTTTTCGTAAGCACTTGCTAAAACATCAAACATTGCGTAATGTTCCTGATTGCTTATTGGATTACCATCTGTATCGACGGGACCAACATCCATGTAAACATCAGCATCAACCCAATTCCAATTAACTGAACCATTAGTCTGAATATTTTCAGGATTACTTACAGCCCTGTTAAATGCTTGTGAAACGTTCAAAGGTATATTCATTAAATAGCCTCCAACATTGATAATGGAACATTGTAACGTCCTGCTGGAAGAGTTACAATAGCCTTTTTGATATTGATTTTTTCAACAATACCTTTAGTTTTTTTAGTTTTTTGAACTACAAAAACTTCGTCACCAACTGAAATACTAGCCTTAGCCTGTTCAGTTTTAACATTTTGGATATAAGAACCTAAAGTAATTAGGTCTTCGTTTGTGAAATTACCATTTCTAATGGCAAGTTTTATTTCATTAAGTGTCATAAGTTGCTCCTTTTTCTTAACCTACATATACTATTATACGTCTTTTTAGGTTAAAGTCAACCTTTTTTCCACTTTTTCTGGCAAATTTATGTAAAATATCTGAGTAGTTGGCCCAATACTGCTGAACCTAGGGCAAATACTATGATAGCATTTAGGATAATTAGAGCTCTATCCTTCCATAATAGACCAACCCATGTCCAACCCATACATCCAATCAAACTTAATACTCTATCAGCAGTTTGGAATTGGTCTCCTTCCTGAGCTCTCATCATAACAGCCGCCAATATAAACATACTTGATATCCATTTTACATACCAACTCAAATCATATTTGGGTGTAGCACTCTTAGATATTCTACTTGAATGTTGTATTTCACCTACACTAAATTCCTCTCCTTTATCTGTAACAATAACAGTATCAGGGGATGGTGTTGGATCTGTTTCTTTTATATTAAACTCTTTCTTAATACTCATAGAATTCCTAATTGGTATTTTCCCTCATCACTAACCATTATGTGGGGGTCCCATGGTGGATCAAATGTTAAAACAACATTTACCTTGTTTACACATTCAACTGCTCTAGTGGCAAATTCTACTTCCATTGGAATAATTTCTGCCGCAGGACAGTTTGGTGTGGTAAGTGTCATTATAACCTGTGCATCATATTCTTTGTTTACTGCTACTTCATATATCAAACCCAAGTCATAAACATTTAAGTTTAACTCTGGGTCGTAAACTCTACGCAAGTTTGCTATAATTTGTTCTACTAATTGGTCCTGTAACTCTTCTGGTGGACCTACAGTTTCATCTTTTCTATCGCCTGCCATAGTCCCTCAACTAATTTTACGCAATCGTGTTCATCATTGTATGGTGCTGAACTAACTCGTAAAATTCCTTCATTGTTTGTGTACCTTGCACTAGCCGGATAGGCACACATATGGCCCGTTCTAACACAGACATCTTGCATGTCTAAAAATCCTGCTAAATCACTTGGACTTGTTCCTTGTACTTTAAAACTAAAAACACTTCTTGGTGCTATTGGTCCAATAAGTTCTAGTTGTTCGATATCGAACAATCCTTTGTCTTTTACCATATTAAAAAATTCTGTTTCACATTCGTGTATTTCATCATATGTGATTTCATTTATCCATTTTGCCGCCGCACCCAAACTGTGAACTCCTGCTACATTTGGTGTACCGGCTTCCATTCTTTCAGGTCCTCTATGTAATGTAAATGTATTAAAATCACATTGGCTTACTGTGCCGCCACCTAACCAACTTTGCATATCATCAAATCCATCTTTGTGATATAAAATACCTGTACCTGTACTTGCAAACATCTTATGACCACTGAATGCCATCCAATCTATATCGTTCTTTTTGACATCAATTTGTCTATGCCCTATACTTTGGCAAGCATCTATAACTACTTCACAATCATGTTCTTTAGCAATCATTATCATTTGTTGCCATGGTAACTCTTGTCCTGTAAAATTACTTTGAGTTAAAAAACTACAAATACTTCCAGGGTTCTCTTTTACTGTTTCATACCAAATATTAACATCTACATTTCCATCATCATTACTTGGTACTACAATTAATTGTTCATTAGATACTGTCCTGCCTTGTTGCATCCAAGGTAAGATGTTACTGTGATGTTCTACTTCAGTTAATATTACAGTAGACTCTAAGGGTGTCCAGTCTGCAATCATATTCAAACTTGCAGTTGTTCCATTTGTAAAAGCAATCTCATGTGGTTCAGCATTTATAAGTTTTGCAACTTCTACTCTTGCTTCATCATATTTCTCACTTGCAATGGTGCTAGTTTTAAAATCTCCCCTATGAACATTTGCTCTATAGTTATAGTGATAATCACTAACCGCCTTAATTGAACTATCAACAGTTTGACTACTTGCGGCATTGTCCAAGTATGTCAAATTACTGTATGCTAAACTAGGAAAACAATTCCTAATTTGTTTAATATCTTTTGCTTTTTTATAACTTTTTAACATAGAAAACTACTTACTAATACGTCTTCGGCTATGTCTTTTGATAAGCCTCGACTTTGCAAATAATATAATTTGCTTTTATCTATATTACTTATGGTACAACCATGTGAACATTCAATTTCTTTGGTATGTATATCTAATATGGGTCTGGAGTGCATTTTAGTCTTTGGAGTCAACATTAAATTCTCATTTTTCATGTGACCATTAAACCCTACACTATTTGGACTTACATCAAATCTACCTATGAAACTTGTACTAGCATTTTCGTTTCCAACATTCTTAATGTCTATAATACTTTTGTTATCTAAACTTTTACTGTCTACATGAACAAACTGATGATATTCATGTCCTTTATAAATGTTGTTTCTGCCATTTAAAGACAAGTCTACGTTTGTTGTTAAATCAAAATAAAAGTTTTCTTGATAATATTCTGAACCTGTATTTTTAAAATTAATTGTAACTTTACTATTGGGGTGGCAAATAAACTTACTATCAAATACTCCGAAGCCACCAAAGTCATTTGTAACCCTATCTAATACTAGTTCACAGTTTTCTCTGACAATGTAAATTATGTTATTCATTTGTCCTGATTGTAATTTAACATTTTCTTTTATGTGAACTTTTGCTTTATGTTGAATGTCTACTATATTTGTATTACATTCTAATATTCCTTGTGAATTCTTATTAACATAATTTATATGTATAGGATTTTTCTTAAAGTTACTATTAGCACCGGATGGCACAATAATAGTATTTAGGAATGGAGAAAATGCGTATGTTATATTAGAAAAGTTTTCACTTTGTTTGACTAACTTTACATATTCATCTTGTTTGTTTCTGTTTACGTTTATTTGGTCTAAAATTTGTAGTTGAAAAGGTTTCCTTACCCCTAAGTCGTTACTAGGATAAACCATACCGTCATTAAACAAAATTGTGTTCTTTTTGAATGCTACTTGTTCAAAAGGTTCTAAGTCTGCAAGATATGATTTTTGACTTGGTTCATTTGACCAAAGTATTTCTTTATTATATAACTTATGTATATTTGAAAAATTAAACTGTTCTAATTTAGAACTTGGTAATCCTATATTTGAAATATATTCTATGTTGTTATTATAACCATCATAAAAATTATTTAATTTATGTTTTAGATGATGATAATCTTTTGTTTTAGTATTTTCACCTGTAACAAAGTCAAATAAATCTTTGATAGTGTAATAACTATCTGAATAATTTGTAGGTTCTAATGTTTCTCTATAGAATAAATTTTTATACACTTTCAAACCCTTGACTAAATATTTTGTCTGCAAGTTCCATACCGCCTGTTAGAACTTCATCTTTCTTTAAGATTAATACTTTGTCTGGGTTTAAGCCTTCAACTAATTTTTGGTAATGTGTAACAACAATCAATGTGTTGTTTTCAGTACGCCAATTATTAAGTTGCTCTATTAATGCTTTAATACCATCAACGTCTAATCCACTATCTGGTTCATCAAGCATTGCTAATTTAGTGTTGAGCATACTCATCTGTATTAACTCGTTCTTCTTTTTCTCTCCACCACTAGCATCTGTGTTTAAGTTTCTCTTATCCCAATTATCAGGCAAGTTTAAGTTTGCACTTAACTCTTTAAAATTTCTTAATGTTTCTGCAATATCTTTTCCTGAAATATTTAATGCTTGTTTCATAAATTGAAAATTACTTAATCCTGGCACACTTGTTGGTGCTTGAAATCCAACAAACATTCCTAGTCTTGCTCTTTCATCTGTTTCTAATTCTAAAAGGTCACTACCCATAAAAGTAATATCACCGGAAACATTTAAGTCAGGTCTTCCCATAATGCCATGTAGTAGTGTACTTTTACCTACACCATTACTGCCCATTACAACATAAGTCTTACCAACATCAAATGTTGTTGTGACATTATCTAGAATATGTTCTACAGAAAAATCTTTTAATTTTAACATTCCGTTATTATACTACCTTATATGTGTATTGTCAATTATTATCCAACTGCACCTTCTAGTTGGACAGCCAATAGTTGATTGGCTTCTGCGGCAAACTCTAGTGGTAGTTTTTGGAATACATCTTTACAAAATCCATTTACAACCAAATTCATTGCATCATCTTCACTAAATCCTCTTGTTGCTAGGTAATACATCTGTTCTTCACTAATCTTACCTGCACTTGCTTCATGCTCTACCATAGCACTATCATTTTGACTTGTAACATAAGGAATAGTTAATGCTCTACTATCTTGCAACATTAGACTATCACACTTAGTATAGTTTGAAGCATTTTTGGCTCCTGGGTTTATTTTAACAGAACCTCTATATGTATTTGTGCTATCCCCAAAACTAATACCTTTGGATATAATGGTGCTCTTGGTGTCTTTACCCAAGTGTATCATTTTACTTCCTGTATCTGCTTGTTGTTTGCCTTTTGTTACTGCAACACTAAAAAACTCTCCAATACTTCCTTCGCCTTTTAATATACAACTAGGATATTTCCAAGTTACTGCCGAACCTGTTTCAACTTGAGTCCAACTAACTTTAGAGTTTTTGCCTTCACATTTTGCACGTTTTGTTACAAAATTATAAACTCCACCTACTCCATCTTCATTACCTGGGTACCAATTTTGTACTGTAGAATATTTTATTTCTGCATCGTCTTTTGTAATTAACTCAACACAGGCGGCATGTAATGTGTTTTCATCATATGCTGGTGCAGTACAACCTTCTAGGTAACTTACATAACTACCTTCATCTGCAATTATTAATGTACGTTCAAATTGACCTGTATTTCTAGCATTTATTCTAAAGTATGTGTTTAGTTCCATAGGGCATCTAACACCTTTAGGGATATAAACAAAAGTACCGTCTGTGAATACAGCAGAGTTCAGTGTAGCAAAGTAATTGTCTGTGTATGGTATTACACTACCTAAGTATTGTTTAACTAATTCTTCGTGGTCTTTTACTGCTTCGCTTATGCTACAAAATATAATTCCGTGTTTCTTTAACTCTGCTTGAAATGTTGTTGCTACACTAACACTATCAAATACTGCATCTACGGCTACTGTAGGAATAAGGTTTTCTTGTTTTGGCTTTTCTGTATCTAAGCCTAATAAAGCATCACGTTCATGTAAAGGTACACCTAACTTTTCAAATGTCTCAAATATTTCTGGTGGTATGTCGTCTTTATCAAATTTCTTTGGTGCTGAGTAGTAACTTAATTCTTGATAGTCAACAGGATCATAATCTAGTTCACTCCAATTGGGTTCACTCATTTGCTCCCATCTTTTAAATGCTTTTAGTCTATATTCCAGTAACCATTCTGGCTCTTCTTTTAATAAACTAATGTTCGTTATTATGTTTTCATTCAAACCTTTGGGAAAGGTTTCGTTTTCTAAATCAGTTACGAATCCTTCTTTATAGTATTTTTCATTATAATTATCTATACTCATTAATCAACCTGTTTAACTTTTAATTGTAAAGGATGACCTTGAGCTCTTGCAACTGTGGTTGCTTCTGCACATTTTTGTTCTGCAATTTCGTGACTGTATGTTCCTGCAACTGCTGAACCTGACTCATGTACTTCTATTGTTAAATCTTTTGCAGACTTAATATTCTTATTGAAGATTTCAACTAACAGTTTAATTACAAACTCTACTGGAGTAAAATCGTCATTGTATACGATAACATCATACCTAGGTGGATATTTTAGTGCGGTGTTTGTTCTAGTCTTCTGTTCAACTTGTTCTGTCATATTATTTACTATGTGGTGGTAACTTAGCCTCTATAAACCATTCATGTTTTCTTTTAACTGGATTATACTTCTTTAATTTTAACTTCTTATTATCAATTGTCAAGTTTTTTGTTTTAATAAATGTATAATGATACGTATGGTGGTCTCTAGTTTCACCTTCAGGGATCAAATATAATAACGTTTTTCTTTTGTCTTTCTTTGCCATAATAAAAAGGGTAGCAGAAAATACTGCTACCCACATATTTACCGCAAAGTTATGATATTTTAATCTTTTGTGGTTTCATTGCATCAGGCACATTCCTGAACAGTGAAACTCTTAAAATACCGTCTTCTAGTTTGGCTTCTGCAACTTCAACAAATTCTGCTAGTTTAAAAGTTCTAACAAAATTTCTTTCAGCAATACCTTTGTGTAAGTATTCAGTATCATCAGAATCTAATACACCAGATGTACCTGAAATTTTCAGTACTCCATCTTCGATTTCAAGTTCGATGTCGTCCTTTTTAAAACCTGCAACAGCCAAAGTAATTTCATATAAATCAGTTCCTTTGCCTTTGCTGATATTAAAGGGTGGATACCCAGTTGCATTATTTGTGAACGTAGGATCGTTAAAGAATTGCTCTGCAAGTCTGTCGAAGCCTATGGACATTTTATATAGTGGGGATAGTGATTCGGTTGTGAATCGGATTTGCTTATTCATAATAATCTCCTATATTTAGCAAGTTATCTATTCCAACTCTTTAAACCCTTATGGCGAATAAAGAGGTCGCATTGTGAGGTCGTTTCTGTTAGTGTGTATCTGTATCTCCTCACTACACTTGGTAAACTTCTTGGTTACCTTGAGTGTTACCACTCTTAGTCCTTTGTTGGTTACCCCAAAACGGATATAGTCCGATCTCTAACTCCGCTAATCCGAGGACTTCGCTTTGTTCGATTTCTTTTTAAGACTATGTCCTAAAACCTTTTACTTCCTAGTCTGTTACCATTCGGTTTGTTTCACTTACGATTCACTTACCTTGTGTATCTTCCTTGGTTGTTAAAGGTTGCAATTTTAGTTATATCAGTTGTACAGTAGACTCTAGTTTCTTACGATTCTTTTGCCCTTGCACTTCTTCTATTTCTTAAACTGCAAAGATATTTATAATCTATATACATTATATAGTACTTTTTTGGCAAAAATCAACCTATTTTGACATCTTTTTTTTATTTTTTTATTAAAAACTAGTATTATTGGGCTTTTTAGTAGGCATAAGTAAGTGTATGCAACAGGACAATTTTGCAAAAATAATTCTAATATCCGATTTGATTAAGGATAAAGAAGCGAAAGAAGAAGAACTGTTATACTACGAAAGAGTAATGCAGGAACTCTTTGTCAAAATGCATATGGTTAAAAAAGAAATAAATTTAACCAACACAATCATAGATGTTATAAAAAACGAAAAAGCGGACATACTACAACAGTTTATAGAATCTAAAGACGACACCAGAATACTGTAAATCCATATATCGAAAAACATCTTGTATTCGCTCTCCCTGTGAATACTTGAAGGGAGAATAACATGAATACGAGAAAGCGACATAGAGTCATCTCAACATTAAAAGCCTGTACATGGCGTGTGTTAGCATCTGCTGATACTTTTCTAATTAGTTTCTTATTAACCGGAAGTGCTACAATCGGTGCCAGTATTGCGAGTATAGAAATATTAACAAAAATGTTTTTGTATTATTGGCACGAAAGAATGTGGGAAAAGCCTAGTGTGAATATTATTGTAATGGCTTATTATAAAAGAATAGGGTCCTATTTAAAATAATAGAACCCTATAGTTATTAATAACTTAAAAGGACTAATCTAACTGATGTTAGAATGATTTGCTAACTGAAAATACAAAAGTATCTTCGTCTGCAAGTCCTGAACCGTCTTCAGCGGCAAAGTCCACATAAGCAACTGTTCCTTCAATACCTGCTGGTAAATCAAAACTTCTACTTACTGACCAATTGTCGCCTACACTATCCCATGAACCATAAGACACATCAACTGCGTCCATTATGTTATATGAGACTTCTGTGTAGTCTGTGAAGTCATCGTTTCCGATGTTGTGAGATACAGTCAAGTCTTTGTATGAACCTGAGATATAAATCTCAGAACCATCTAAAGAAGCATCACCACTATATGCATAGTCGATGTAACCAACGTCAAGACTAATGTCATTGCCGATTGATCCAGCCCAACCTACATACATGTCAGTTTCTCTGTCAGCATCACTGCCAGCATAAGAAACTTCAGATGCCCAAACACCAGCATATACGCCTTTACCTATATCTAGGTCTAGACCCATGCTCAAAGCACTATCGCCTTGTGTTTGTGATTGTCCTCTGAAAACATAGTCACTTCCGTAACCAACGTTTCCGCTCACTGAAGCCGCTTGGGCCCCGAATGCAATCATAGAAAGCAATAGTATTACTGCTACCTTGAATCCATTCTCTATGTTGAATAAATTTTTCATCTATTCCTCCTTTTTTATTATTACATTACTGTTCTAACATAGACAGTAGTACTGTCTGTTTTGTCACAGTAATCTATTATTATACGTTTTTTAAGGGTAGTTGTCAACCTTTTTTGTAAAGTTTTCAACAAGTTATTCACAGGATATTAACATGTGAAAGGTGTGTTTATATCGATTGGTGTATATATTTATAAATGAATTGTGTTGAAACTATGTTTAGATAATAGGAATACCGCTAGATAAAAGTGTTACTCATTAACAACACTCTCCTCTATTAGATTGCCTGTGTTGCTTCTACGTCTACTTGAATGCATTATTTCAACGTCTAATCCAACAAAAGCACAATAAACGCCGAACACAATATTAATGATTATCTGTCTGTGTTCTTTCCATATGTGTTTTCAATCAATCATAAAAAAAGCACACCCGAAGGTGTGCTTTACTTAACCGAATTGGTTATTTGCTACTTAAGAAGTGGCAAGTGCTTTGTATCCTGCGGCAATAACTGCTCTTGAAGGAGTACCTAAACGATAAACGTTTCTGCTTCTTCCTTTAGTATCAGTTACTGTGTTAAGATAAATTGAATAACCTTTAAAACGAAGTGATTGAATCAATCCTTGTGGGTTACCTGCACCAAAATGTGCTTTTAGTTGAGCTGAACTTAATGTTCTGCCTTCTTGTAGAGCTGAAAGTACTTTCATCTCTTTGCTTACGAATGTAGTAGTCATATGACCTCCTATATACATTTTCGATTGTGTTAAGGACAATTCCTTAACTTACATACTATTATACGTCTTTTATTCACAAAGTCAACCTTTTTTTGTTTCTAAATACGTCTCATTATGTATCCACTTGTTTTTCTTGATAAAACCCCATTCTCTAACACGTGGTCCTACAAAAAATAGAGTCCAAACGTCAACAGTAGGATCAAGCTCAATACGGTGCAGGCTACGGCTACCAGCAAATTTAATAGTGCCAGGTTTACGCCAAAAACGACCTTTAGGAGTATGCTCCCAATAACCACCGCGGAGTATAATAGTACAATAACACCAAGGGTGGTCATGTAAGTCATCAGGATCTCCTTTATGGAAGTTGTGTATAAAGAAGTTAAATGGGAACCATTTTCTATCTTTAAGGAATATATAGTATCTTGTTAAGTAAGGTTCTTGGTGTGTTCGGTCCAGTATTATTCTTTTTCTACCGATCCTATCTAACCATTTAAGTATTTTCACTGTGAGCAACTCGCTTTCTTAGACTTGTACTGCTAAAACTATGGTCCCTACCATTGTATATGATTTTACAACCACGTGCTTTCGCTATGTCTTTGCCTGTAAAGTCTTTTGTTTTATATTCTTCTCCTATCACTCTCACATCAACTGGAAGTGTTAAAAGTAAATCTGTTAAATCTTGCTCTGTGGTATAGACAACTATTTCATCTATATATTTGACTGCCGCCAATTGTATCTGTCTTTCAACGATTGTTTGTATTGGTGCATTTTTTGAATCTGGGCGATCCACTGTAGGATCTGTTTGTAAGCCAACTATTAGATAATCACAATGATGTTTGGCTTCTTCCAACATTGTTATATGTCCTGCGTGTAATAAATCAAATGTACTGCAAGTAAAACCTATTTTACCGCAATCTTTATAATTCAGTCTCATCTGTGTTCCTTAAAATTGGCATTCCATTAGGTTTTAAATTACCTGCTTCTAGTTTGCAATTTATAAAAGATGTGTTATCAATTACATTTCTTAGTTCCTTGTCTAACTTACTACCATAATTCATTAGTTCGCTAGTGTAAGGAACTTCTACTTGTATTGTTGCTCTTATTGTTTTCATGCAAAGTCTTTTAACATTTTTTTAATTTCTAATGCGTGTTGTTCTTCTTGACCAATTTGTCCTCGAGCATATTCTTCTAAATACACACTGGCACCTTCTACTTCCTGCAATAAATCTTTATATAAATCTACTGCAAAAGTTTCATGTTCTAAACTCTCTTCAAGTATTCTCAAAATAGAATGGTCATGTGATTCATCAATGGGTGCAATAATTTGACTAGGATGTCCGTCTAAGCCTGTAATAAGTTCTCCGGCTTGTAAGGCATGTGCTAGACTTTCGTTTGCTTGTTCCTGTAAGAATTGCACAATAGGTATCCTGTATGGACCAGTAACCATTAGAGAACTGTGTGCGTATCTAACAACACCTGCCATCTCATATTCCACTATTGTATTAAGTATATCGCATACTTTACTTTCGTTTAACTCTTTCAATTCCATCATTCTCCGTTGTAGTATTCAAGACGTTCAATATCTTCTTCAGTGGTTTCTTCGCCATATTGTATCTCTATAATATGACATGGTTTCTTACTTCTATTTACAATTTGATGCCACTCATTTGCTTTAACGTGGAAATTCTCATCTGTCTTTAAAGTAAACTCTATAAAATTATCTGGATTGCTGGCACTATACTTTATATCGCATTGACCTTTACTGCAAAACCATATTTCACTTCTCTTGAAGTGCCGTTGATAACTTATGCCTTTCCCTGGCTCTATTATCAACTCCTTTACACGAACTGCTTCATCATGGAACAAGTCACTAAACTCGCCCCAAACTCTTCGTGTTGTTGGGTATTGCCATTCCTTCAATATCCAACTGCTACTGTTTGATTTGTCTATGCCACCGACACCAAATTCAAACTCTATACCCTCGACTTCCATTTCTGGAATGTTATCTTTTGTTCTATCACCTCCGTTGCAAAAGATAATTCTATCTGTTGTGTAAGCCTTCTTGGCTTGTTCAAGGGCCTTTTTAGCACTTCCGTCTTTATCATCGAAACCCCAAACATTGTCTACCATGTCTAGTCTTTCTATAATTCCTGCCCTCTCTTCAAATGGCATAAAGGGCCTGCCTTTTTTTCTACTTAACCATGCATCACTGTTTAATGCAACAACTAATTTGTCGCCCAGTCTTTTTGCTGACTCTAAGTAACTTATATGTCCTGAATGTAGTGGGTCAAATCCCCCGCTAACTATGACTACCGTTTTTGACATTAATGACCACGACTTCTCTGCATGGCGGCAATCTTATCATTGTAGTCTCTGACACGTCTAGATTTACGTTTGGATTTCATCCATTTTGTACCAGTGGGCATGTATTGTTTGAACTCGCCTCTTGCTTCGGCTTCTCTAACATACTTTTCCCATCTTTTCTTTGCCGCTTTCTTTTTTCTATTACGTTTTGCACTAGGCTTTTCATAATATTGTTGCTTTGCTAATTCTTTTTGAAATTCTGCTTTTTCTAATCGCTTTTTCAAAACTCTTAATGCCTTATTTACGTCGTTGTTTCTAACTTCGACAGCACTATTAAATCTATCAAGATAATGTGTGTCTTTTTTAGGTTGTTCTTTTCGTTTATTCGAGTTCCAACTTTGGGTTATTTTTTTACCCTGTTGTTTGCCATACTGTTTATCTTTCAACTTTTACCTCTAATCTTTATTTTGTAATCATTATCTGATTCTTCATTACCGTTAGTATATATGAAAATAGGGTATGTGTCAACATCTTTTGTAGGATATTTGTTAAACCTTATTGCTTTAACTCCATTTTCTTTGAGTTTGGGTGCTCTAAACATAACATTATGTAGACTATTTTCTACAATAGATTTTAATCCTCTAGCACCAGTTTTTGTTTTACTTGCCATTTTGGCAATATCATTTATATACTCTTCGTTAAATTCTAATTCAATATCGTCAAACTCTAATAGTTTTTTAACCTGTGGAAGAACACTTGCTTTGGATGATTTTAAAATTGATTTCATATCACTTTCAGTTAAAGGTTCTAAAGGAACAATGTTTGGCAGTCTTCCAACAAGTTCTGGTATTAGACCAAAACTTATTAAGTCATCATGTACTACTTTGTGTTGCCAATTATCTTTTTTAGTTGTGTCTTTGAGGGTCTTATTGAACCCTATATTCTTTTTATTTGTTCTTGTATTAATTTGTTTTTCTAATCCAACAAATGCACCACTACATATGAATAGTACGTTAGTTGTATCAAATTCTACAAATTGATCCATACGTTTAGAACCATTTGAAGATACTTTAACAGTTGTACCTTCTATAAGTCTTAATAGTGCTTGTTGTACACCTTGCCCACTAATATCCTTTGTGCCGGTGTTAGACTCGCCCTTACGAGCCTTTTTATCTATCTCATCTATGAATACTATACCTTTTTGTGCTACTTCTAAATTCCAATCACACATATTAAGTAAACGTTCTAACATGCTTTCTACATCTTCTCCAACATATCCTGCTTCAGTTAATGTTGTAGCATCTGCAATAGCAAAAGGCACACTTAACTTTTCTGCAAGTGTTCTTGCTAATAGTGTTTTACCTGTTCCTGTATTACCTAAAATAATAATATTACTTTTTTCTATTTCAGTATCACTTTCATTATAAATTGTTTTGTAATGATTATATGCACAAACAGACAATATTTCTTTTGCATATTCTTGGCTGATTACATATTCATCTAGATGTGCTTTGATTTCTTCAGGCGTAGGAATATCCTCAAATAGTAAATCTTCTAAAGGATCTTCTTCGTTGATTATTTTGTGACTGATGCTAATACATTCATTACAGATGTATGAACTGGGACCAGCGATGAGTTTCTTTACTTCAGTTCGCTTTTTACCACAAAAACTACAGTTTAAATTTTGTTCGCTATCTTTATTACCGGGCATTATTTCCTCGTAACATAGTTTGTATCAGTATCATCGTTATCAGTATCGTTTGGTAATGGAACAGCCCAAAACCCTCCTAACTGTTTATTTACATCTTCTTCACTTATTTGTTGCAACATTTTGAGTATTTCATTTGTTGATAAATCATCTGCATTCATTTCACTATTTGCAATTAATGTTGCCGCAGTTCTAAGGTCTCCGGTATTTGGTAATTCAACTCTTACTGCTCTTCTAGGGCCTTCAACAATCTTTTCTTTAATAGGTCGTTGTTCTAATTGGTTTTCTAATTCAGCAACTAACTTTGTAAGGCGTTCTATTTCCCTGTTATCTGTTCGTACAACAACTCTTTCTGGTCCTGGTATTACTTTGTGTACTTCTTTTTCAACCTCTTTAATTACTTCAACAGGAACTTCTTTGACTATTTCTTTTTCTACTATTTTTTCTACAGGTACTTCGACTACTACCTCTTTGATAACTTCTTTTTCTATGATTCGTTCTGGTCCGGGGACTTCAACTTCAACGATTCGTTCTGGTCCTGGGACTTCCTTTTCGATAGTGACCACTGTCTCTTTTTCGACCGGGATCTGTTTCTCAACTTCAACAATTTTCTCGATTTCAACTTGCACTTCCTTAGGCTTCTCAGCCAGTTTCGTTTCTAAATCTTCTATCAAATCCAAAGCATCATCTAACATTACTAACGTGTTAGCATACTTTGTGTTTAAATTGTTTAGTGCTTCTTTAACTGTTATCTTTTTTGCCATCTTTCTTTAGTTTCTTTGCAAGTCGTTTTTCTAATTCTTTAATAGCAGGTGGTGTACTTAAATCTACATCTGCTTCTACTTCTACTTCTTTTTCGACAACTCTTTCAACTTCAACTTCTTTGATGACCTCAACAGGCACTTCTTTAATAACTTCTTTTTCCACTATTATAGGCGTAGGTTGTTTATAACCTGACATAACATCAGCGGCATCATCTACCGCACTTGGTGTACTTGGTTCTTTTATTGAACCATAATCTTTTTCTAATACTTCTCTAATATCAGGACCTGTCTTTTCTAAGTTGATACCATAACGTAATAACGTTTGGTTCGCCGCGATAACTAGCATAACTGCTAGTGGATCAAACACAAATACAAGCATAAGAATGAATACTTGTACTGCTTTATCCAATAAGTCTTCGCTATCTCCTCCAAAAAGTAATTGGGCTACATACTTAATTGGTCCTACTTCTTTTTCTAATGTTCTTACAACACTTTCTGCATCATATTTTTCATCTTTAAGTGTTGCTATCTCTATATAGATATTATCTATTTGATTGTTATATTCTTCTATCTTTAATAGATTAGCATCTACTTGCTCTGTATTACTGCTTCTTAATCTATTAATCTCTGCATTAGCATTGTCAATTGTTTTTTGTGCTTGGGCTCTATAGCCATCTATGTTGTCTTGTTGTTTATCAATATCTTCTTTAATACTTACACGTTGATCCTTTTGAGATGCAAATAGGTCATTAGCCTGTGCAACATAATCTATTTTTTCTGTAGTATCTCCTTGAAATAATCCACCTTCATCTGTTGTAATTACTTCAACACCTTTATTTCTTAGGTCATTTACTGCTTTGTCTAATACACCTAGTTGGTCTCGTAGGCTTTGTATTTGTCCTTGTGCATATTCTATATCACCTTTTACTCTTTCCCATGCACCATCTCTAATTTCTTCTTGTTGTGCTATACTTTGACTTACATCAACTGTTCCGCCTATACCTAATATACGGTCTTCTATTGTTGCAATCTTATTTTCTTGTCTACCTATTTGTCCATCTATACGTTCTACAATAGCAAAAGCATCTCCACTTTCACTTGCTTGATCCAAATGGGCTTTACTAAGATATCCAAAGATACCCATACTTGTAATAATCATTAAGATAAAGACTGCTATAGAAAGATATGTTTTAAGTAATATAGAAGTTTCATGCCAGTATCTATAAAGCCAACTTGCAGTTAGTAGTTTGCCTACTTCTAATGTTCCAGCCATAATGGCAATGGGCATAGCGGCGGCACTGAAAATTGCCATAAGTCCAGCAATACTGAACCAGGCGGCAACTCCGGCAATGGCAAGAGCAGTCAATAATGTTAATATACCGAATAGCATATCAATATTTATCGTATTTTCTTAAGGTTATAAACATTACTGAAATTATAAACTACCTATATAATACAAAAAAACCCCTAAGACGGGGTTTCAGTATGTTTTAGTGTTTATTCTGAGAAAGTTATTTTTTGATGGTCGTTACGTTCAACAGTAGCACTATTATGTTCATGTTCCCTAACAGTACATTCTTGTACCCAACATCTACCGTCAGTTAAATCATTAACTAAGTCTTGTGCATAGTCAAATACTTGTTCAGCAAAACGTTCACAACCAACTGCTGGCACAAGTCTCATATCAATAAGATTTTTTTCTTGCAACATTTTAACTGTTTCTAACTCTGGATCATCTTCTGCAACTAGATAGGTATGGTCAAACATATATTTTAACCATTCTTTAAGTGGCTTTAGTCCACCAAAGTCTACAATCCAATTCCTGTCATCTAGTTCTCCACCAAATTTAAGTTCAAACTGTAATGCATATCCATGTATTAAATTGCAATGGCTGTCTGCTCTCCATTGTCTAAATGCACAACTATGTCCAGTTGCATGTGAATAAGTTTTACCTGAATAAAATCTTTTGTTTACCATTATGTTGTGTCTCCTGTTTTACTGTCTTTTACTATTTCACCAAGTCTATAAGTTTTTATATTTTTATCTTGTAGTGTAAAAATAGAACAAGCCACTATAGCCATAGCCAAAGGTGCAAATATTAATATGTATCCTTGTACTTCTTCTAAACCCATTACAATGTTTCTATCTTGCTTGTTTGTTTTTGATATCCTTTAGTAATCTCATCGTTAGTCTTATGCATACTTAAAATGTGCTCCATTTTAATCTCTACAGCACTTTCAGGATTTATAGTCATCATATATGGCATAAGTCCAAAGCCTTCTGCACTTCTACCAACTATGAGGGGTTGTGATAATTCCACGAGATTGTCTTTATCTCGTCTATCTTTTTTTAGTCTTGCGATTAGTTCTTCACCAGTTGTAAGCCTACAACTAACTACTTCGCCTTCTTTAATAACTTCTATAAGCATAATTCTATCCTGTAATATTTGTATTATACAGAATAGTTATGAAAAGTCAAGCAATTTTTACAACTATTTTGGACATTGTATTTCTAAATTCATTAGGCTCACTTAAAACATAGGATTGCTTGTATTCTTTACAAAAATATTTTATTGCATTTTGCACATCTTCCATGAACCAATCATCTAAAACAATCACCGTACCATCTTTACAATATTGAAATACCCATTCTAAGTCTGCAACTTTTTGTTCGTAAGTATGTCCACCATCTATATAAATGTAATCTAATATTGGTAATTTTAGTTTAAGAGGTGTATGTCCGTTTATTAATTCTACTTGCGGGTAATCTGCAAAAAGTTTTTCGTTCTTTTCAAAAGTGTATGTATTAGGATTGCTTATTTTTGCAGTTGGTATGTCTAAGATATTTTCTTCAAATACATCAGGCAAACCTGCAGTGGATTGTAATTCTGAATAATTATCTACAGTAATAAGTTTTTTGGGATTTCCTACTTCAAGTAAATGTAATGCACTCTTACCACAGTATGTTCCTATTTCCAAGCAAACAGAATCTTGAGACACATGTTCTTTAATAACATGTTCACAAAATGTTGCTTTTTCTAAAGATAAAGAACCAATAATATTCTTCCACGTTTTACGCATAAGAATATTTAATTAGAACTTTTATTTAAGTTATACTATTCCGGCTTCTTCTAAAGTTACGTTTACCAAACCTTCTCTGATTAACTTTTTACGGTTTGCCATATGCTTGTCTTGTATTTCTTCTTTACTGCCTCCGAAGTATGCAACTGCATGTCCTTCTTCAACTAATATATCAGTAACAAGTCTACCATCATCAGTAACAAAGTCACCTAGGATACGACCAAACTTGCCTCGCATGTCTTCGCCTTTTCTATTAATCTGTGTTTTGAGAATAGGACCTGAACGACCACCAATAAGTTCTTTCAATCTAGCCTTACTTGCCAAACCGAATTTCTTTTCAACTTTGTCTCTTGTTCTACTTTCTGGTGTATCAATTCCCATGATACGCACTCTTTCACCTTTGATAATAATATCAAAACCTAAGTCGATGTCTACATCGACTGTGTCGCCATCAATTACTTTGATGACTTTACATCTGTACTCGTACATAATTACTCCTGTGTTTCCTACAAGAGTATTTATCTTAAACTACTGCTTTAATCGTTTCTAATTAAGAATGTATGATTGCTCAGAATAGCAACTACAGGGTAAACTTGACCCCAATTAGGACTACTGATATTATGGTTGTAATAATGTGTAGCACCACTTGTTGGATCTATAGTAACACCTTTTAATGCTAACAAAGAAACTTGTACACTTTGTTTCCAGGCTTCCATGTTAGGTCCAATCTGTTTTCCTTTTGCTGATCCTTTTTCATAGACAACTTGGATTTTATCAGACTTACCATCACAGTACCAACTGAACTGACACATACCTATAATAGGCACATCAGACCCTCTCCAGTTAGTTCGTAGTTTGGCTTGTTTTGTAACACCACATACGGTGCTAGGATATTTTGAATGTTTTACTCTATTAAGAGTTACATGGGCAACTGCTGATTTACCTGCAAGGTTTTCACCTTTGGCTTCCATAAAAACATTTTGTGCTAGACAAAATGCTTCTTCTTTTGTAAACTCAACACCGTTTACATTGTACGGAGCATAACTTATCATCATGCTTGTTAAGACTGCTAATAATGTTTCCATAGCCCTCTCCTCTTATTTTTTGTTAGGCAACATTCCTTATAATGTTTTCGTTGCCATGGTCAATAATATTACCTTGCTTATCTCTACCTGGAGATGATGTAGCATGTATAATACTATCAAAATCCCTAATATCGATACCAGTTCTATTAAGAACACTATCAATAACTCTGTCTCTCATCACTTTCATGTGAGGAACATTAATACTTACTGGGTATTCTGAACCTTCAGGATGGTCAATATTTTCTTCATGTCCATACCACATTTCTTCTAAACTAGTAAGTTGGATATTTACTGATTTTCCATCTTCTTCGTTCTCATTATAGCAAGTAAAAGAACCAATTGAATATCCAGGGATAACATGGATCTTGTCTTTGCTTTGATTTTGTGTGTTTAAGTTACTCATATAATTCCTACCTTCCTTGTTAAAATATACATATATTATAACGAATTATAGGGTCAATGTCAACCTTTTTTGCCAGGAATTCTGGCAGATATTTAAGTAATATTTATGTGATTTCTTTGTATGGAATTCTGCTAACTTTACTCCATTGTTCGTCAGCAGTATAAGACGCCGCTTCTTCATAAGTGGGCATTGGATCTTTAACTTTGGTAATAACAGGAGAGTCTGTTCCGCCAGATGGTGACATTTCCGCATTGAAGTCAAGCCAGTGTTGGTCTTCAGGTGCTAGTTTTCTATCACTCACAATAGCATTGACTGGACATTCTGGTTCACATATTGCACAATCAATACAAATCTTTGGATCTATAACCAATGTATTTTCTAATTCAAAGAAACAGTCAACCGGACACACTTTCACACAGGTGGTATGTTTACAATCTACACATTCCCCTTTTACAACATAAGTCAAATCATAACTCCTTTTAATACCAATATTTACTCAAAATAAACTATTTCAGCATAGTTTTCCAGTAAACGATTAAATATTATTAACTGTTTGGCAATGAACCAGTTGACAACATAGATATTTCACCGCTCATTAAGATGTGATAGATAGTAAAGGAACTCGGTGTTCCCCAAACAGTCAACACAAAAAGACTCCGGAGTCAATTTATGTGTTTACATATTGCAAGTACAATTCTTCGCTGGCTAAGTTTTTAGCCTTTGCTTCGCATTGAATATCGAAATCATCTAAAAAACTTAATGCCCATTCATTCACTTTTTTGTTAGGGTAAAAATCTGAGTGTGCTCTAAGTTTTTGTTTTTTGCAACCTATATCGAGTAGGTCTGATAATTTATGCATAGTGTCATGTCTACTTCCTGATTCAAACAAGGATGGTTCTGGTAACCATTCATCCCTGCTATAACTATAATGTAAAGTAGGACGAACACCACGCCAACTATCAATAATTTTTTTAATACGGTCATCATCTGCTTGTATATATTCTTCATCTCTTATCCAATGGTGGTGTATGTCTAGCACCAACGCCAAATGTTTTTCTAATTTTAAAGACTCATCTAATCCATGACACATTTCATCGTTTTCGATAGCAATAGTGTTACGAGCTTCTGTCGATAACTTAGGTAGTATATTTATAATACCTTGTGCTCCTTGCCTACCAGATATATGTATGTTAAGTTTCATGTCCATAAACTCTTTACCATACCCCATCCAACGTGCCATGTTAGCATGATATTCAAACTCGTCAACACTACGTTCAACTACATCAGGTTTATCACTAGCAAGTACACAAAACTGCCCAGGATGAAAACTAATACGAACATCTTTATCTCTAGCAAGTTTCCCCACTTTAGCAAAGCCTTCTTCTAGCATTTTAATATTAGTAGGGTCTTGCCACATGTATTTCCAATCTTCTTGTGTAGCACCTGGCAATTGATTACTGCCTAGCCTAACCATTCTACGTTCTGCTGGAAGTTTGCTTACTAATTCTACAAGATTGTATGCCGCCTGCATGTTATGAGTAACAAGTTCAAGCATACGTTCTTCTGCTACAGACTTTTCTTGTCTGTTAAGCCAAGTAATAGTTGTCATGCGTTCTGTGTAATTTTGCTGTTTCTCTTTGAGAACTTTAGGTTTCTGACTCTGGTCAGGTTCCATATACTTACAGCAAAAGCCGATTCTTTTTATATTACTATCAAACATGCTGATATTATATTATATAATGGACCCATTGTCAACTGATTTCGATAAATATAAGCAGTAGGAAACTACATATAATCGATTATATAATGGAGTAACCACATGGCAGATGTAAACAATTTCGGTTTGAAGGGTATTGCAAATTTAGTGCAATTCGGAAAACGCGGATTAAAATTACTTACAAACACTACAGATAATGAATTCACATTTACTGACAATGACGGTTCTACTCTCGTTGAAGTTAAGGGTGCAAATGCAACCCAGGCTACAGCATTTTTCACTAAAGGACAATTTGATAGTGCAACTCAAACAGTAGCACAATACGTCAGTACTGAAGTTAGTTATAACACAGGTACAACTACATTGTTTGAGGCTCCGGCTGATAGCATGATTTACAGCATCTCTGTAGATGTTGGTAGTCCTTGGGTTAGTGCTGACGATAATACAACAATTATCATAGGCGACTCAGGAGATACTGATAGACACTTTGGAACAGGTGATGCTGATATGACGCAAACATTCCAATTTCAAAGTTCGCACCAACATATATACAGTTCTGCAACAGATGTTACAGCCACTATAGCGGCAGGTAGTGCCAGTAGTGGAACAGCAGTAGTTACAGCGATTGTAATTGTACAGGCTGGAGTTACTAGTAATATTGCTAGAGATTACGGTTCAGTTGCGTAAGTATAAGTAGAAACAAATTTAAAAGCACATCTTCGGGTGTGCTTTTTTTTGGCAAAAATAAGGAAACTGATAAATACACACATAATGTTTAAAAATTTATTTAAGGATACCAAATTGAATAGAGAAGCCGTATTTGAACAACTTAAAATTGATGAAGGAGTAGTATATGAACTCTATAACGACCATCTTGGGTACCCGACCTTTGGAGTCGGTCATCTTGTCCTCGAAAGTGACAAGGAATTCGGAAAACCAATTGGAACTCCAGTTGACGAAGAACGTGTCAGGAACTGTTTTGAACGAGACCTTGATATTGCCATCTCCGAGTGTGAACTTTTATACGAAGACGGGAGATTTGGAGACTTACCTGACGAGGTCCAGCAAATCTTGGTTAATATGATGTTCAACATGGGCAGAACAAGATTAAGTAAATTTAAAAAAATGCATAAAGCAATATTAGAAAGTGATTGGAAAACTGCCGCAGTTGAAGGTAGAGATTCACGTTGGCACAAACAAGTTACTAATAGAGCAGAAAGATTAATGAAAAGATTAGAGGAAGTATAATGAAACTTAATGAAGTAATAGTTCAAGAGCAAAGCGAAGAAGAAATGAAAGCAGAATTAAAAAGGCTTCAACCTATTGCTGATAAGTTAGAATTTGCTAAAGAAGAAGCAAGAGATATTACTAAAGCAATCAAATATGAAAATACAACAAGTGAAATAATGATTGGATTAGGTGGTCTTGCAGAAAAACTTGGCATTGATGAAAAAGAATTAGACTACTACGAAAATAGAGTACGTGAAGCAAGAAATCAATTAGAGTCTGCTGTTTATGAAATGGAAGAAGTTTTTGAAGACAAGTACAGAGATGTAGCAAATAAAATTGAAAATATTGAAATGGATTTAGAAGATTTAGAATATGAGAGAAGACAATGAAACTAACTGACTTTAACGAATCATTTAGACATTATACTGTTAAGCATAAACGTACTGGTAAAAAGTACAAAGTAACTGCTATGCATGATAAAAGTGCAATAGATAAAGCAAAGGCACAACATGGTGGAACAGCATCACGTTATACTGGCACTAGTAGTGATGATTTTGAAATAGTTGAAGGCAGAAAGAAACAAGTTAAAGCAAATAGTAAAAAACCTAAGTTAGTAAAACCTAACACAGGGCATGAAAGTCCTCATCCATACCAAGGCAAACTAGTAGGTGAGCAAAAGAATAAACCAAAAATGCCTAAACAAAATAATCCAGTAGCAAAGAATTCACGCAATATGAGTGGTGCTGGTGCCCATAAGTCAACAAAAGATTATGACAGAAAAAAAGAAAAACAAGATTTAAAAAAGTTTGACTTTGATGAAGGTACATACGTTGCACAAAAGTCTGAAGTTATAGATTCTATATTGAGACAATTAAAAGACAAAGCACAAGATGATGACAAATTAATGAGACATTTAGCAAAATTAGTAAACAAAGATGCTAAACCTAGATTTCACAACAAACCACAAGGAAGATTTGAATTAAGTCCTATTGAGGAAGAAATTAGAAACACTTGGGAAGTTCGTGAAATAATGACAGAAGAACAATTCGATGAAGCCGCAGGTGAAAAAGATGCCTGCTATCACAAAGTTAAATCCAGATACAAAGTTTGGCCCAGTGCTTACGCCAGTGGTGCATTAGTACAATGCAGAAAGAAAGGTGCGGCAAATTGGGGTAACAAATCTAAGAAGAAAAAGTAATGCGTTTATTTGAAGTATATCAAGCAGAAGACAATGTCACTCAACTAGCAGAGCCTGGTGCATTCCGTAAGGAATGGAAAATACCACATGACGAAGTAGAGTCAGTTATTACTCAATGGATAAATCAAGAAGACCACATAGAGTTAAGCAATGGTATGCATATACTCAGTGGTGAGAATCATGGATATGATGACAACGAAGCACTTGTTATTGGTCAGGACAATAAAATACTAGACCATGATTCAGACATAGTTGATTTAATGCAACAATTTACACCTATTGAGATAGATCCAAGTATTGCAGAAGCAATAGTTGAAAAATGTTGGAAAGGTTATCAAAAGAAAGGTATGAAGACTATGTTTGGTAAACGTGTTCCTAATTGTGTTAAGAAAGAAGCAGTTGAAGAAGCAGAAGAAATTACTTCAGGTGATAGAAACATTGCACTTACTTTACCAAGAGGTGAAATGAAAGTTCTTAAAGCAGAAGATGACGAATATGACAGAGGACTTTTAGTTAAACTACTAGATGATGGTGGTTATGATATGGCATACTGGTATGAAAAGCATGTGCCGTTTGAAGTAGAAGTTTTAGTAGATGGTAAATCAATTAAAAAAGATGCAAAAACTGTAACAATGAAATTTCATCCTGAACTTGATGGTATGATGGATAAAGTAAACAAATTTAGAATGTATGACTTAGAAGCAGACATAAAAGATTTAAGAGACAAACTTGAGAAAGCAAAAGTAAATGAAACTTTAGAGTTTGCTCAAGACTTCAATGCATTATTAAATGGTATTGAGGAAGACCTAGCAAATAGAAAGCAGGAATTGAACGATGACCTTAAGGCTTGGTTTGGTAAAGGTAAAAAAGGTGGAGCCGGTGGCGGTGGCTGGGACGCCTATAATACTAAAGGTGAACGTGTAGGTAAATGCGGAGATACTAAAAGTAAAGCAAAGCCTAAATGTTTATCTAAAAGCAAAGCCGCAAGTCTAAGAGCCAAAGGTGGTAAGAGTGCAATAGGTTCTGCAGTTAGTAAAAAACGTAGACAAGATCCTAATAAGAATAGAAAAGGTAAGGCTAAGAACGTTAGCAATACCAAAGGGAAGTAATTATGAATTGGCTATTAATACTAACATTAAAAAGTGTCCTATCCAGTATCATTGGAAGTAGTTTTTATCAATGGTTTAAAAATACTAAAGTAGGTGTTTGGTTCCAAGTAAAAATGGACAACACTATGGAATGGATAGCAAAAAGATACGACATTGAGATTGCTAGTAGAGAAGAAAAATGGTTAGCACAATATCCATTACTTGCAAAAAGAATAGTTACTCTTGAAAAAGAAGTAGCAAAACTCAAAAAAACCAAATAATATATTATTAAAACTATTTTTAACTAAATACATGCATCAAAACAACACTGATGTATGTGTTGTTCACTTCAGGTGAAATGGCTAAAGCAGTAAGAAAATCAACAAGACACGTTACAAGAAAATGTAGTAGCATTGGACAAGGTGGTCGTGGTAGACGTACTAAAATAGGACAGTCTACTATGAACAAGCATAAAAAACGTTCCCATAAGCCTTATAGAGGTCAAGGGAGATAACAATGCCAGTCAAATTCGGTCCATCAATAAAAAAATTCGCAAAAGGTAGTAGAACAAAGTGGCATTGGGAACATGACTACATCAAAGCAAAATCAAAAGAATTTTTATTCGAATATATCAATAAAGAAGGTGCAAAACCTAAAACAAGAATCAAATGTATCAAAGAATTAGAACGTAGGGGCATTGATATTAATTGGGCACCTATTTCAGACCAGCAACAAGAAAACGAATAATTTGCTAAAAGTGATAAATAGTTTACATGAAACTATTCGATTTTACATCAGATAAAAACAAACTATCATCAAAGATAACAGAAAGCAAAACTGTAGTCCAAGAAGAATCTATCAACGAGTCTTTACAAGCATTAGCAAAACATGTTAAAGAAGGCAGTTCACTATGTGCAAGTCCTTTTAGACATGGAAGTAAAGCATACCTCGAAACATTCCAGTTAGCAAAAAAACTACGTGAAGCAGGTTCACTTCCTGAATTAGATTGGGAAAGTGAAGAAATGCTTGCCACAGACGTAGGTGAAAGTGTAAAATTAAAGAATGGTGAAACAGTTTGGCTAGATATTCCTTACTTAAATGAAGATGAAGATGATAATGGCATGATTGGTGAGCCTGACAACTACTATGATGCTGAAGAAAGAAAACAAGCATACAACGATTTACAAGATGCATTACAAGGCAATTATATGGACGACTACATCAAAGATGGTGATTGTCCTGCATGTGGCGGTTCAGGTTATATGGACGGTGAAGAAACATTTATTAATGATGATGGTGAAGAGGAAGAAAGTTCAGAGTGCGATGGCTTTGGCAACTACGGTTGTGACGAAGGCGAAATGACTTACGGCAGTGATGGACCAAGTTGGGTAGAAATTATTAAACATGACGAAAGTAATGCACAAAGACAAAAATCAAAAGACGAATATCCAGGTGATGAAGAAGTTATAAAACAAGTTGCTAGTTATATGAAAAGAATGGATGATCCTAGAATGGCATATCAACAAATGCAGGCAGACTTTCCACACATGGGTAGAGGACAACGAAGTGAAATATTAGGCAAAGCATCTAAAATGGCATTTGGTGAAGGTGTAATGGATATGGATTGGAAATCATCACGTGAACTAGATATGTCCTTACCATTGATTAAGTCATATAGTACACCAGAAGAAAATGCAGTAGGCAAAATTTTAGGTAAAGCATTAGATAAAAAAGATTGGGAAAAATACTCCCCACAAGAGTTATTTTCAGAATTAGAAAGTGTCAATCCAGCACTAGCAGATGACATTGCCAAAATTGCTAAAATTGTTTACAAAGTACAATTAGAAGAAAGAGCATACAAAGATGTTGGTGTTGCAGATGTTCATACAGATGCTAGAGGTAAAGAATTCAAATTTGATAAAGACAGTAAAAAGTTTAAATCAATGGATGGCGAAGAAGCAGATCCTAAAACTAAAGTTGGTAAAGAGTTAATGAGAAAACGTAGGAATGCAATGAAAAAATCAAGTCCTAGTTATAATAAAAAACCTGCACCTAAGAAAGGTGGATTTTTATCAAACCTCTTTAATGACGCAATTAGTGAAGGTGAAGAAAGAAGTATTATACGTGATGCCGTAGTACAACAACTAGTAGATACATTTGGTGAACAACCAGGTTTGTATGCAGACAATAAAGAAGACCTAGAAGCAAAAATGTATTCAGACCTAGAAGCAATGGATGTTGAAGATGTTGTTGATCCAAGAATGGAAGTAGGCGGACAACCAATAGGAGACTTTGCCAGTGGTAGAGTGTTAGATGTTGTCAGTGCAAATGAAGTTATAGAAGACGCATTACAGCATGTAAACTTAAATGACATGGAAGATTTTGACGAAGGCAAATCCCCACACAAAAAAGGAACAAAGAAATATAAAAAACACATGGCGGCTATACATGCCGGTGAAGGTGTTACCAACGAAGCAGAATACAACGGTAAAGACGTAGAACTTAATAAACCAAAACGAGGCGGTAGTAAAAAATACTACGTTTATGTAAAAAATCCAAAAACAGATAGAGTCAAAAAAATATCTTTTGGAGATGTTACAGGTCTCAAGACAAAAGCAAATAATAAGAAAAGAGCAAAATCATTTGCGGCTAGACACAACTGTGAAAAGAAAAATGATAAAATGAAAGCAGGCTATTGGGCATGTCGTTTACCACGTTATGGTTTAGTTAAAGGTGGTAAATGGTGGTAGAATATGAGCGATCCCTATACTCAAATCAATATAACAGATAGCACATTTGAAAGAATATTCGATTTGTCCGTAGACAACGAAGAACTTGTTTGGCACAGAGACAAAAAAACTAGATTTGTAAAAGTATTAGAAGGTGTAGGCTGGCAATTCCAATTTGATAACGAACTACCAAAAGAAATAGGGCCAGGCTCTACTATCCACATAAACAAAAAATGTTATCATAGACTAATCAAAGGTTCTACTCCACTTAAGGTGAGAATTGTAGAACTATGAAAAAAATAGTAATATACCCAGGAAGATTTCAACCCATGCTACCTCATCATGAGATAGTGTACAAAAAACTACAGGCTGAATTTCCAGGTGCAGGAGTTTATCTTGCTACATCAGATAAAGTAGAAGGCAGTAAAAGTCCTTTTAATTTTAAAGAAAAAGCAGAAATAATAAGCCAAATGTATGACGTTCCTATGGATCATGTTATACTTGCACCGCAACCTTACCTTGTAGATTCATACAAAAAGAATTTTGATTTAGAAAATACTATGGTTATTTTTGCTGTAGGAGAGAAAGATACTGACCGTTTTCCAATGAATAATATAGATGATAGTACTGGTTTAGACATGACTGTGCGAGGAGAACCTCGTCCAAAGTACTATCAGATGATAAATACATTAGAGCAACATCCTGCTTTACCAATGGAGGAAAGAGGATATATTCATATAGCACAAACTGTTAAAAGTGCAGATGAAGTTGCTAGTGCAAGTGCTTTTAGAAAAGCATTCACAAGTGTTGAAGACATTGAAAAAAGAAAACAAGTATTCGAACAATACATGGGTACTTACAATGAAAGAGTTTTTAATCTTTTCAATAACAAATTAATAGGTGATAAAATGAGCGAAATGATAGAAGTAATGAAATATTTGTCAGGTTTAACTGAAGCCGCTCCTGTTCAATACGGAGACTTAGATGTTGACACAGGTATGAAGGACAGTGAAGATGACGATTATGAAACAAAACCAGGCTATGAACAAGATAGTATGATTAATCAATTAGGTAAAGTAATTGATAGTGAAGAGGCTGGTAAAGATGCTGAAGACATGAAGATTAAAAATTTTAAACCAGTAACTAGTGTAAAAACTGATGATGGTAAAGAAATGGATATGACTCCTGGTCAAGCAAAAGCATTAAAGAAAATGATGGACATGCTACCAACTAATAGAGGTGGCGAAGAACAATCACCTAGAGAAAAGTTTTTAGATGCAATCCAGAGCTCCGAAGGATTAGCAAATATGTTAGATTTCGCAAAAAGCAAAAACCTAGTAGATGAAGATGTTGAAAAAGTTGAAATGCCAACTATAGATTTATCAGACATTAGAGATGACTATAGTGTTAATGTCGAAGAAGGCAGACTAAAAGATGTTATCATAGATGCTATGGAAATGGACCCAGAAGAATTTAAAAAGGAATATGGCGATTCATTTGACCAAGAAGAATTAGTAAAACAATATGACTCAAATCATCCAGACTATGAAGACCAACCAGAACCAGAAATGGAAAGTGCACCAGAAGGTGAACCAAGTCAAGAAGATGAAATGTATAACAAGTTAATCACTGCATACGAAAACAGTGAAGAAGACTTAGCAGAAGTTTTAGGCATGAGTATGGAAGACTTAGACACTGAACTAACTGACCTTTCATTAGAAATGGGTAAGCACATGGATGATGACAGAGATGAAATCATACAAAGATACATTGAAGATACTGTTGACAATGCAGATTACAAAGACCATGGTGAAATGGATTATGATATGGCTGACATGGAAGAAATGAAAAAATTAGCAGGATTAGTGTAATGCCTATAGATTTTAAATCTGCTGGCATGAAAAGAGCCGGAGCCAGAGATGCAAGTGTTTCTAAAGGTAAACAATTTGGTATAGGAAACTTTTTTGCCTGGGCAATGGAAAAATATCCTAAAATGACATTAGGTCAATTAGAAGCAAAAATGCCTAGTTTAGAAAGAGAATACGGACAAGAAAAGGCTATGAGGAAAGAACGTCCTGATGAAAAGCCTAGTGTAACTCCAGCATTTGATGATGAAAAAGAGTTAAACAAAGCAAAGGGTATAGAAATGCCTGATGCATTTGAAAGTGACATAGCAAGAATTAAAAAACTTGCTGGACTTAACGAAGATGAACAAACTGTAACCAAAATAGCAATTGGACATGTTGATGATGAATCAGACATGTTAAGAAAAGAATTATACAAAATCGGCAAGTATAGTGTTGAACTATACAAGATGTTAGGCGAACTACCTAACGGAGATTTCCCCCACTGGTGGCAAGGAAAAGTAATAAAAGCAGGAGAATATATAGGCTCTGCTAAACATTACTTAGAAGGAGAACTATTTGCTCCTGAACAAGACTTACCAGAACCAGACGACAAAGACGACCTAAATCCTTCAGGCGTCTAATTCAAATCTAATAAATACTGTTATAATTAAATAACAGGAACCAATTATGACAATTGAAGCATACATTCCAAAACATGCATATTTTTCAACATCACTTACACCAACAAACATGGATGTTGATACATATGAAAATTCAAAAGTATTAGAATTATATGGTAATGCTGGTACACTT